ATAGCCATGTCTTCCGCAAAAGGTCTCTTCCGCAATCCCTTTCTGGCGGTTCCTGTCCACCAGATAAGCCTTGTCCTCACAGTCACACATTACTGCTCCTTTATTTTCGCTAAGAAATCTTCCAGAATGATTTTGTAATACAAAAAGCCTTCCCAGGAAAGGTCATAGGCGGGGCGGGCGTGAAACTCAATATTGCCAGTGGCTTTATTCCATAGCATCTCTGAGTCCAGGGTTTCCATCTCTATCTTTAATTTCAAATCCCCGTCGTCCTGAATTTTTAATTTGTATGTCAGTGGCAAATCGGGATTGTGTTTCAGCGGATGGTCAAAGAGCTTTCTGATATAGTTTATCCACAAATCGGCAGCGTTTAGTAAAGATTCAAACTGATCGACAGTCCCTTCAGCCTCATCAGCCGCTTCGCTTCTTACTCCACCCCAAGGCGGCTCCAGACCATGATTGTAGTAGGTATATACACCCCCCCAACCCCCGTCGGATTTAAGCAAGAGCTTCATCTCTATACCGTAATCAGTCGGTAGTGACATTCGTTCCTTTCAAAGTTGGTAGTTTTGAGGGGCCGACCTTTATACGACGACCCCTCGCCTACTACAAAAGGCTAGGGGATGAACTACTCGCCTTCGCTTTCGTAGAGTTCTTTGACGTAATCGTAGTACTCTACAATGTCTGGACTAACGGCGATGAACTTCTGTGATTTAACACAGTCGTAAATGACCTTGACATCATTGTCATCAAGCGCCACTTCTTTTTCATCGGTGTCCAGTTTGTCGAGCACCTTGATTCTAAGGCGCATTTCTTCAATGGGAAGACCCTGAGACTGCCCAAATTGATTAGTGGGGATGTAATTCAACGCCCCCTTAATCAGTTCCTTATAGGATACGGCAGCCGCTTGGAATTTGCCACCCACGTTTACGCTCGTCTCGAACTCTTTCAGCTCCAGTCGTTTCATTCATTAACCCTTTATTTTAGAACGTTGCCGCAGCATATACCGGAATATATCCGGCGGTTCCAGCAAGATTCACCCTGATTGCATGACTGCATCCGCCAGCGGGGGTAGATGTGCTCGTCGCAACACCGCAACTGTAACTGGAATCAACGGCCCGGAATCCGATAGCGTTATTAACGCGATCAAGATAAAGTCCGTCATCCCAGTTGTCGCCTGCCGTACCAGTCTTGCCAACTGCTGCAAAGGCGGCAAAAGCGCCCTCTACTAGCGTTCCAGAGCTTCCAGTCTGGGTAACAGTTTTACCTGAAGCCACAGAAAGTTCCGCCCTAACACCAGAAAGGACATTTTCACGGCCAACAGTACAGTCACCTGCCATAGACACGATGAACCGACCCGCCGATACGCCAACAATATCCGAAGCATTGCTAAGATCGGAGTCTCCAAGAAACTCGATCTGGCCTTCTACGCCAGAACAGAAGCTTCCACCCCAATCTACGCCATCGACAAAGGCAGCACATCCGCGCAGCCCCATAATAGTCGTGTCACCGGTTTGGCTAACGGTAAGTGTAACCTGAGACTCAACGAGCCTAGCCCATTGAGAACCTAAGTCATCACCGTCGTCGTCACCATAGATTCCTACAGCGGCGATACCGTAACCCGCGCCATCCTGCAAGCCCATGTCAAATGACTGACCGGCAGTTTGGGCTACGTTACCGTCAACTCCAAGAATTAGGAGCTGTCCCCAGGGGTTAGCCTCTGCCCAAGTGGCGTAAACCGTACTTAAAGCAAGGTAATCCCTCTTCAGGGTTCCCGAACTTTCATTAAGTCTATCTATCTGGCTCATTAGTTGTCCTCCAAATGATAGAGCATGTGCATCTCCGGCATGGTGATTTCGAAGCCTGCTTCGGTAAGAATTTGATCCTTCCGGGCATCCTCGCCACCTACCTGGATGTTGCTCTCAATGAAAGTATCGCGGTTGAGTCCGTTTCCGACCAGCGGACGGTAAGCAACGTGATCCATGTCGATAAACACCATGAACCTGTCGTTCGGGCCTCTAAACTGAGGCTCCAGAACTATATGGGCATCGCCATAAACCGTCTCAACAACCAGGACTTTGTTCCCGAACCTGCCCTCAGAAGGCTTGAAGAAAGCCTCTATATTCTGAGTGACGTTTGAATTCGGGATAAAGCCTGCACTTGAGGCAAGACGATTAAAGCGGGTATTTACCTGTGGACTCACAAGCGTTAACTTGTCCTGACTGCTTCCCCGCGTGGGATCCATCAGAACCTCAAAATCCCGCAGGATGAGATCATAGTTCAACTCACCAATCGCAACCGAGCGGCCAAAATACGAACCTGACGTGTAGGACAGGTCAGTGGTGCCGGTGAGTTGCAAAGTGGTATTCTTTATGATGTCACCCACGATACCGGTCATATAACCAGTACTGTCACGATAAGCCTTCTGGCTGAAAAGCATTGCGCTTTCAATCATATTCTTATGCTCGCGGAGTTTCAAATTCCAGATGCGCGCCCACTCGTCCTTATAGCCACGATATTCCGTAGCCATAACGGTCTTTGAGAGTTCGGCAGCGGTCTTGAAGATTTGGGTATATCCAAAGCCCTCTTCGATTTCCTCAGACCAAACATCAGGTGCCCCAGAACCGGGTTTGAATGCAGTGCCGATTACTCGACACTCATCATCTGCGTTAATGAGGTTGTATCCAGTGGGAGTAGTCTCGGACAGTTCGATCACGCGCCCCACAAATGACGTGGTTGTGCCTTCGTCAACAGGAACGCTATCGACCTTAACAATGACTTGGGAATACCCAGTATCTCCAGAGTCATCAATGGTGCGAACCAGAAACACATGCCCCTTAATCAACCAATCAACCGAAGCTGATGCGTGGTCAACTATGAAGTTATATGAGGTGTTCGCCACCACTGTAACATCTGAAGTATCTGCGGAAACGGAAACTATTTCAAACAACCTGTCGAAGCTCTGCGCCGGAACGCGATCTTCGAGATACCGGAATATCTGACTGTTCACCGGAGACTTCCGCAACCTGCTCGAATAAACGAACAGCGGCGTTTCTTGGGGGCGGAGTAATGCAATCCGATCCCCAAAGTCATACAACTGCCGCAGGTCTGGCGCTTGACCATAACCCGCAGACGAAGCCGCAGCGGTAACTTCCGAAGGCAGTAACATTCCTTGGTTAATTGCTATAGTCACAATTAGCCTCCGTTATTTAAGTGGTAATGGGCCTCCACTAGCGGCCTGAATGCGGTCAAACATCTTGTCCGCCTCAGACTTTGGTGCTGGTTGAGCACCTTGTACACCCCCCGTAGGCGGGAGTTGTATTCCGCTAACGGGCCCTAAACCCTGACCTGCCGGGGGTGCGCCCGTTTGGGTTGCTCCCGGTGGCGCAGCTACAAACGCTTCGGCAGCCCTACCCAGAAGAAACTCCTGAACAAACTCCTCCGATGGATTTGTTAAAGAATCAACATACTTCCGAGCCTGTTCGGCAGTATAACCCTTCTGGGTTATTAGAAACTGCTCATGCGATTGTCTCTGCTGCGCCTGCTCCAACTTCTGAAGTTTCTGATCCACTAATGAACCAGCCACTTCCTGCACACGGGCATTGAAAAACTGACCCGTAGGCGAATTTGGATTAGGCAGGTCGCTTACATCGAATTCAACTGACGGATCGAACGCTGGCTGAGCTGGTTCTGATGGTTTATTCCTGTTAAAGAACTCCATCGTATGAGCAACTAACGGGTTTGAGCCGTCGGGCTGCCTGTGTTGTTCATACAGGCCCCATAGTTGTTGCTTGTCCTTGTATTCCTTAGAATTGACAAGCGTATCGTACTGGCTCTGCCAATATCGTTCATCCTGTGCAGGTTCTCCCGAAGTCTGCGCCGGTGGAGATGCCACAGGTGCCACAGGTGCGGCAGGTTGTGTTTCACCGCCAACAGGAACAGCTTGTCCCGGAGTCTGGTCGTTGCTTTCCATTTTGTTTCCGATCTCCCGTTATAGTCTAACAGCGATCTCTGCATTAGTTTGCGAAGGTCGTCGCAAATTGCCGGGTTTCTCTTCAGGACGAAACTGCGCGGCGCAAGCCCGTCAATATAAGCCTGCCGGTAAAGCGCATATTCAGCCCAGGGATCGCTGGGAAGCATCGAGCCCGCCTCTACACGAAAATCATATTGACCGATCTTCTTGTCCCGTTCTATTTCCTCAACCGTAGGCGTCCAGTCGGGATAAAACCCTTGGACAATCCCAATCGTGTCATTGTTGGCTTGAATAATCCTTAAAGTCTTTTCGGGTGTATAGTGGGTGTTAGCATAGTTGTCGCACACCCTGCCCAGCCGCGAAATCGCACCCTCTATATCCTGGAGTTTCGATTTCGGCCTGCCCTGAGCAAATTCTGAAAGCAACTTAGTCTGACCAAGCGTTTCTGGCGCTCCCTCTTTAAAGCCCTGCAACAACTCTGGGATGCCAAGAATGAAATCAATGTAGAATGATAATTTATCCAGAAGTCCAAAGAACGCCGACGCCAGCGGTGCGGGCGCAGCAAAGTGCGGCTCACCAAATTCGTGATTGTACTCAGTAACTTCTTCTCCCTCTTCATACTTGCTCACATCCATAGAGCCTTCGGGCACAAGCAACCAGGGTTTTGCCGATTTCTGAGCGTGCTGTAAAATAACCGACCAAAGCTTGTTCAGGAGAATCTGGACATCTTTGATCTTTGAAATATCAGAAAGAGTATAAGGCGTTCCCGTCCAGATGTTAGGAATGGCAATCAACGGGTAAATATCAGTATTCAACACCTCGTCAGCTATTAGAATCTGGCCAAGGGTCATTACATGCCTGACCCGGCGCTGGTTTACCTTAGTAACTACAAAAGCACCGGTGTTTATCAAGTTTTCATTTTGGGCCGTAAACGCCTGGAATTCACCCTCGTTCATTATGGCCTCAGTCCCGGCGGGGGCCTGGTCTATCTCCCGCGTTGACTTAACGCGATAAAATGGAACCTGAACGTAAAAGAATCTTTGCAGAAGATGATAGTTAAGCTGGGTAGAGTCCCTGTCTTTTATGTCCGGGGGCGTATATGAACTAACCGTATTCTGCTGAGAGCTTGAGGGATAATCGTCATCGCTATAGGAGTCTATATTCTCAAGGTCGCCAGTAATCTCGCCCGTAAGTTGGTCTATAGATATATTAAGCGGTCGTATCTGTCCATCATCAATGTAGGTGCTTCCCTCTGGGAACATATTAGCAACCATCTCGCCGGTCAAAACTGTAGATAAAATCTTATAGGCGGCATCATCCTCAAATCTTTTCCTCGTGCCAACAGGAACATAAACCCTGGATGTGTCTACCCAATTAAAAATTACTTCTCCATTCCCATAGTCCCTTAATGGATCAAGCTCTACGAAAAGATAACCCTTGCCCCACGTTGCTGCATAAGCGTGAACCGCCTCTTTGAACTCAACCGCACCCTCAGAAATATCCCATATATACTGAAGCCGGGCGTCTCTAACTTTAGCCATTTTGAAGTCTGACCACTCGCGCCCGATAACTTTCCACTTCGGGGGCCGCGAGGTAAGCAGGGACTTGAGTTGCTCTATGCCGGGATAAGTTCTGTCAATAATCGGATCGGCTTGACCCTTAGCGGCAGCCTCCTCAGATTCCGCAGGCGTATAGTGATTCCCCAACCAAAAATCTATATTTTCACGCGAACTTACAGCCCAATCGTTTCTTGCGTCGCTACAGACTTGGAAAAGCTCACGACTGCGCTTTGCGTGCGGGTGTTCAGATAGTTTTGTGATACTAAGCAGCCCTTAAATATAAATGATATTTTAATTCCCGCAAAAGACGCCAGCGATAATGAACCAGTCGTTTTCTTGTGTCTTTACTGCATTTTGCCTCCAAACAAATATATCCGCTGTTGAAATCGTCTCGGCATTTATTTGCAACAACACGCCGGATTTTAGAGAGTTCTTTTTTGGAAAACACTAAGCAGCCCTATTTGTTGGGCTGATTAAGGCTCAGCCCTAAGCCCATCTAATCTTCTGCGTTCTCGTCGCTAGTCGATAGCGCAGCCTCATATTCCTCTTTGAGAAATTTGTAAGCCGTTTTGAAGTATTTAAATGCTTCTTTAAAACAAGCGCCTTCAGACCTACCCAACAGCCCCAAGGCTTGTCGTCCAGCTTCTAGCCTAGCGTTTAACCTAAGCGTTTCCATTTCCATCGTTCTCTCCTTGTTTTAGGGTTTAGCGGAAAGTCTTGATTGAAAAACTTATGTGCCAATTAACGCCCATTCTCCGGCGATCCCAACGGACCCGAAGACTTTGCCAACCGACTTTATGTGGGAACTACAACGTCGCGGGAAGATCGCCGCACCAGGTTACAGGGCTGGTAGAGCCTGGGTTTACTATTCCCACAATAAAACGCTTTTTTCTCTTTTGCTCATTCGTGGTGGCGGTTGGCTACGAATACAACCCCTGCAACGTTACTCGCAGTCTCCGTATCAGATGTAGCCGTTTTCACCATTCGGGCGCAACAACGCACTTAATAGGCCCGAAATTCTAGTCTGAAGTTTAATATCATTTCATCCTAAAAGCAAGCATTTTTAATGATTACACAATATTTAAACCATGAATGTAGGGGTGGAGGGACTCGAACCCCCTTGATGGTTAATCCGGGTTACAGCCGGACTCCTTGCCAGATCGGACTACCGCTACGTGGGACTGACAAAGCAAGAGCACGAGGATTTACACGCCGGAGATTAATTTTTTTATCGACACGATTGAGCCAGAGGGGATCAGGGTTATATCCCTATATTCACCTTCATTATTCTGTTCAGCGGCAATACATGTGGTGATATTATCTTGCGCAATCATGTAACCAAGGCTTTTGAATAGACACATTTTATGTTTAATACAATCCTCTTTGGTATAAGTGCCAGAGAAGAATCTGGCATCGTGCCATTCAACTTCAATCTTAGCCCCTATTAACGCTTGAGAATTCAAATTAGAACAACACTAGAAAGAAGGAGAGAAAATGAGAGTGAGAATCTTCCAAGCCTCGGGGCATGACGAAATCAGAGGCCTACAGAAAAAAATCAATGATTGGATCATGTCTAAAAACTATACAATCCAAAATCAGCAAATAAGCATGTGCCAGGTGGCAGACTCCCCAAGTGGGGAGAGATACCAGTACCTAGTTGTCTGTGTTTGGTATGATTGATTCAAATTAGGACACTACCCAATTTTCTCAGACTAACGAGTGTTGTCATACCACTCTTTATTCAACTCAAAGCATTTTTCCATATTGTTATAATCTCTTTCGTCTATTGCTGATTTTAGCCAAATAAAGCCCCCGACGCAAGTAATCCAACAAACTTTGCCTCTTATGTCCTCTGCCACATAGTAATAATCATCGGGGTCTTCGGCAAATCCAACCACTCTATATAGTCGATAATCGCCAGGAGCTAGACCAATTTCATTCAGGTGCTCATTTATTTCATTTGTAATTATTGTGTAATTATCATCCACTTTTTCTTCCCCCTATCCTGTTTTCCAAGTGCCTCTCCAAATAGACTTTGACCTCCAGTTGGGTTTCTTCTTGGGATAAAGGCTCTTGTATGCTACTTCGCCTGATTCCAATTCTTTTGCATCGAAACTAGTGCTGCGGGGAAATCGTCTTCTAGCGGTGTAGTTGGCAAGATACCATCCGTCAAGTACGTCATCATACTTGGGGAACGGCAATTCGTAGGCTTCGTCTGACAAAAGCGCTTTGTGCTCTGGCCGCATATATAAAAGACCGTTATTAACAACTGGTGCTAAGGCGTCAATATTCCTCTGCGATTTTTTTATGCCCCCGGGGTATTTTACGTCTTTCCTTGAGCAACCAGGCAAACTTTTGCGCTCTTCTTTTGAGAGGCGGTTATACATATTGGCAATTACTTCTGAGCCGCCAGTGGGGTCGATATTTACCCTCGAAATGGGATATTTCTTTGCCAGCTCCACCATTTTCTTGGAAATCTCAAAGCCAGGAATGCGCTCTCTAAATATCTCTAGCGTATAGCGTCGCTGCTCACCATCAATGGCTAAAATCATTATCGCCGAATAATCTCTGTGTGCCGCAACAACTTGCGCCGGGTCAACACCCATGTAAATATAGACCGGAATTGCAAGTTTATCTCCTGCATAGGCCGCCCCCTTCTCATCAAACCCGCCCACTATTAGATATGCTTGTCCCTCTTGGGTTCTAAGTTGGGCGTAATGATTTCTAATCCTGGAAACTTTAACGGGCGCAGATGCTTCGTCTCTTGCATCATTCATGTACTCTCGCGGGAAGCGATGCACAGCTCCAAGGGACTCGAATTCTTTCTTCTTGCTGCGAAGTTTTTCTACGGGAAAACGATCTTCCCACAGGGGTCTGCTTGTATTTTCAAGCCGTCCATCATGTGTTGCCCTGTAAAAAGACAAATCCCACGTTGGCTTCTCTTCGTTTTTTATCTCTTCTCTTGTATAGTCATAAACAGATTGCAAGAAACTGTCGAAATGAACAATGGTTCCGTTTAACCAAACCTCACCCTCCATTCCTGAAGTTTCCTCCAAAGATGGAAGGATAGTGCTGGCTATTGCATCTTTATTCTTTTGGCGGGATTCTTCTGTGAGGGTGTTTTTTTCTGATTCAAAATCATCAGGGACTACAATTGTATATCGGATATTCTCGGCTCCCGTAACGCCTCCGCGCAAATTCTGATCCATCCCCACTGCAAAAAACGTATCTCCGCGAGAGGTTATAAACTCGTCCTGAGTCCACTTCTTTGTGCTGAATCTATTGCCGAAATAATATTTCAGCCTTGCATTAGTTTCAATGTGCTGTTTAATGTAAGCAATGTGCCGGATTGCCTTTTTCTGTGTTTCGCACAGCCAGGGCACGTGCTCTATGGGGCGGTCAGCCCTAAAAAACATTCTGTGCAATAGGGCTGCCTTACAAAGAGTGCTTTTCGCAAAACCGCGAGGAACAATATTGCAAATCCTTGCGCCAGGTCCGCTCTTGATAAGTTTCTGCCCTATTTCATGGTGGAATTGGGGGGTTTTGTTGCGCTCAACAAAGTCCTTTGGAAGAAAAAGACGGCCAAATTTTATGAGATCATTTTTCCCCTCATAGAATATATAGTCTTTGCATAGAGAACCCTCAAAATCCTTAAAGGTATGCCATTTATCACAAGGAACACACCAATACCTATCGCTTTTTTCGGGCACGCCGCTTCCGTTGCTTTCTCATTTCATTCAAGGGCGCGGGGGAGGGCGTTGCAACCTTGCAATCGAAGGGATTGACGCCCTCAACTCCTGCCTCAGGCAGACGCTCTATTTGAGCTACGATCACAATCTTAGACCCTCCCCTATCCTCTAATTACTTGGCGTTCTTCCTCTTTTTCCCCCGCTTCCGCTGCTCTTTGGGTGAGATTACGTCCATATAGTCGGTTATTTCAGGGACAAGTCCCTGGGGTAGGCCAGACCACCCATCACTTGCCTGCCAGCGGACGTAAAGCTTAATAGGTTCATTAGGGTCGGGATAGGGTATGTAGACGAGATAGTTGCCGTCTTTCTTTGGCTTCTTAACACGTCTCCGCGCCTGTCATCCATAAAGTAAGAATAATCATCTTCATCTGACACATATTTTCCCCGGCGGAAGTTCTTTTTAAGTAGCTTGCCTATTACAAGACTAAACTCGTCCTTTCTTGGAAGGCGTTTTTGGTCAAGCAAATCAATGGCCCCGTTCATAAAATAAATCCCATTGCGAATACCGCCAATATTTAATAGCGCCGCCCTTGCAATATATGTCTTTTGTTCTCGCTCCTTTAGTTTTAGAAGGCGCTTTATTTCTCTCGATGATGATATTCTCGAGGACCAAGCAATCTCAATATTGGTTCTGAATATTTGCATCTTGCCATTTCCGATTTTGGGATTCTCAAAAAGCCACGCCTCAAATTGAGGTAAAAATACGTTATACTCTTGCGTCCAATTCACTCTTCCTCCAGGCTTATGATCTCTAAACTTTCGGGGTCGCTTTTGATGTTGTATTCGGTCACAAAGCCCACGTCGGGACTTCTGTCTTCAAAGTAAGGCAAGTATTTATTTTTAGTTATGGCTTGGCGGGCTTTTCTTCTACCGGCGGCCTCTACAAGAAATTCTATGTATACGCCAGCTCTATACTTTTTCACGGTTGTTAATATCCCCCGCGATTCTTTTGTAATGATCCAACCCATACTCCTTTGTGAAACACTTCGGATTAGAAAGGCCTCTCCAACCGTTATGAGCATCCCATTCTCTACCATCGGGGAATACCACAGAATGAAAGGCATCATGCAATGGTGGAAGAAGATCAATTAAATTGCCGTCAGGGTCTTTGAATGGGTCTAAAAGCCATGAGCCATTTTTAAATGCCCTATTTAACCGCCGAACAACTTGGCGCATCGTTAAATTAATATCGCCGGGGTAAAACCTTGTTCCCTCACATTTTGTATAGAAAACTCTTATTTTACTCTCCTTTGTTTGTTGCTCATATACATCTCTTGCATCCAATTATGCCATCCCGGCCAGCCCCAGAGACTATTGGGATTTAAGAGTAAAATTCGCCCCCTAAAGTCAAACTGTGTCATGCACTGAAAACAGAAAAAGGACTGTAATCCCTCCCCGATTAGGACGAGATTACTCTCCTTGTTCAGTATCGCGCACAGGGGGCAGTTCTTTAGGTTCTTCTGCATCAATTATTGGTACTTCTCCGGCTGGGATAAGGCCCCGCTTGAAATCGGGGAGTATATTCTTGCCCCTTTCCATTCCACCAACTTCAAGCACTTCGCTGGCAAGCCTTGCCCCGGCAACCTTTTTCTCTCCCACGGCATCCTCAATGCTTGCCTTTATCTGCTTAAATAGGAACTTTATTGTAAGGCCCGCTTCGTCAGCTTGTTTTTGTAGTTCTTCTTCTATCAATTTTCGTATCCTTTCCTGTCTTAAAAGCAACCCAGAAATATGGCGTGCTGTTCGGGGATTTTCTGTTGTATAGGCTCTTAAATACGCTGCCACCTTATCAAACCCATTTGTGATATAATAGGTAACAAACATTTTCTCGCGGGGCGTTGGTTTTTCTCTTCCATCAAAATTAGTCCACCAGTTACTCATCAATCACCAGCAATGCAAGTTGTTGGTCTTCATCGGCCACCCACCTGTAGCGAGTGTGATATATATAGAGTCCGCTTACGTCTCTTCTGGCGATTACCAGACGGGAATAATCCGAAAGACCCGCAGCATACATCTCTTCAAGAGCTTCGCGTGCGTCACACAGCATATATTCACTACCGTTACTATGTGCTTCTGTGTTCATTACTCCTATCTTTGCGCCTCTCTTTCCAATCGCGGCGGTCGCCTACGCTAAACTTACCATCGTATCTTCTGCGCCCTGTCCCTTTCTGCCATACTCGTCTTTCACCCTGCCGCCGCTCGCCGTCGCCGCCACACTTCGGACAGCCGCCTTGGTGGGAAATTCCCACTTTCCCACTTTCCCAAATAATCGGCTCAATGCTGTCATAAACAAGCTCAGCCACCCTCTCAGCATGTTCTGTGCCGTCCCTGCTTCGGTAAACGAAAGGCACAATCTTTTCGATTATCTGCTTTTTAATACGTTCATTCATTTATAATTCCTCCCTCAGTAAATTCTTCAACGAGAGGCAATGCAACATGAATCGTCTTTCCATTTGAAGTGCCAATTAAAATGGGTTCTGGGCGAATGCCATTAATTTCAACATCAAGCCCTGGAATAATGCCCTTAAGGCTCCATATAATGCCATCTACAAGAAATTTACTGTTTGCCTGAATTGTTTTCCCGCTTAACTTTTCAATACGCTCGTTCATAAATCTTCAGAAACTCCTCCGCCGATATTATTTTTAGAATTGTGCCATCATCATCCACTATGGCATAGTCACCCTTCTTAGCCGAACATAAACCAGAGTCAATGTCAACAATGTCGTCTTTCAAAACATAGGCCCAGACCTCTTCCAGTCGCCTGCGGTAGCGTTGCTTATACATTTTTAACCCACTCGTCAATAAGTTTTTCGGATTCTATTTCTTCTTCTTTGTTATAGTCAGTCACAAATCCGCATGATGTTTTCTCAACATAATCAATCTGTTCTTCTGTGAGCGGAATAAGTTTCACATTTTGACCAAGGGCGTACTTCCTGTTGCAAACAGGACACTTATAGAAATAAACGAAATCGCCGTCCACATGCCCGTGTTCTCCGCACTCACAGTGAATATCCATGCAAACATCGGTTCCCTTCCATTGAATCCAAGCATAAGGATCATTCTCTGGGTCAAAGTCCCGAGAGTAAACGTCTTTATAGAAAGAATTAGTCATTTTTAACCTCAACCTTTCTCCAGATTCCACACCAGCAGGGGACAAATTTCCCGCCCTTGAGAGTTCTTAGTATCAAATGTCCCCTCCCCCAGCAATGCCTACACTTGATCTTGGGCTTGCCAACGAATAAGACCTCACCCTTTTCTAACTTAACTTCCACACCATAAAATACAAGAATTTTTCGAGAGATGCAAACCTTTTTTATGAACAGCCAACCCGTATGATACAATTAAACGGTTGTTTTGTTCCCATAACCTCAACACCCTGTCCGCCACAAGGCTAAATTTAGTCATGGGGATAAATATAGAAATAGTTTGTATTTCCCTTGGTGGCGTTGTAAATTTGATCGTTCTTTGGCAGAGACAGGAGGTGGCTGGCAAGCAGTCGGCAAGAAGGTAATGACGGGTTAGCCACCGGATGCCCTTAAAGGCGGGAACCCATCTTGCGAAGGTTCACAGGCTAGAACATTTTCTCTGCTAAGTTCTTTGAATTAGGGAATGCGGCACATAACCCGGCCTGAAGGCTAATGCCATCGGGCTAGGACGCGTGGTGGTTATAGGGCCGCTACCCTAAAGGCTTTCCTCGTTGAGCCGTAATCAATGAGGTGGCGGCGGGTGTGGGAGTTGTCCCGCCCTCCCGGCACTAGGTTGATCGCTAGTGTCGTTAGCTTAGAATAGGCTTAGGGCTGAGCCTTAATCAGCCCAATCTTTGAAATGGCGAGAGTGCGTAACCCGTGAGGGGCGCGGGCAAAGATGGGGATTTTTGATGGGTTCATGTTTCATCCATCTGCGTTTTGCAACTCTCGCCATGCCCTTTGAATAAGGCGGGTTTTCCAGACGTGGGATAGGTTGCTAGCACTGAAAGTCCGCCAGAGCGGAGGGTCGGCAGGGCCTACTAAGCCCGACTACGGGTCAGGTTTGACCTATTGAGAAGGAGGACAACCCAGCAATGTCGAGTAAAGGGAAAACTGGTTACTCCGTCTATAACGAGGATACAAAGAGAAGGACCAAGAAGAACCCAATGCCCGATTTGTACCCCCGTTTGCCTGACAAGAGATTTGACATTATCTACGCAGACCCCCCGTGGCACTACAACGGGAAGCTGCAGTTTGACAAGAGCAGCAAGAGTGCGGACAAAATAGACTTATCAAAGAATATCTTCATCAGTTCGGCAGCTTTCAAGTACCCCACGCTAAAGACTAGCCAAATGATGAGTCTTCCGGTGCAGGACATTGCAAAAGATGATTGCCTATTATTTATGTGGGCTACTAACCCCCATATAGCTCAGGCAATACAACTCGGGGAAGCTTGGGGGTTTGAATACAAGACCGTAGCATTTGTGTGGGATAAGATGGCCCACAACCCAGGGCAATACACTCTTTCCAATTGCGAGCTGTGCTTGGCGTTCAAACGTGGAAGAATACCTAAGCCTAGAGGTGCGCGCAATGTTCAGCAACTCATAAGAAGCCCGAGACGGGCGCATAGCATGAAACCAGATGAAATAAGGTATGCAATCGAAAAGATGTTTCCAACGCAGGAACGCATAGAGCTATTTGCGAGGAGTGCTGTCAGAGGGTGGACAGAGTGGGGATTATAAGTTATAAATAAGAACCCGAACGACTTCAGCCTAGCAGCATCCTGATCTTGTTGTTGAAGTGGTCCAGCAAACCCGACTCTTTTGCTTTAACCCCTTAGCTTCGGCGAAGGGTGCGGGGCCGGAGAAATCCGGCCCCTGCTTTTTAACTGATAATATAGCCCCATATTTGTGCAACCGCTGTCCAAACGCTGTAATTATATAAAAACAACGCAAAACCGGGTATATAACTTTCCCCCTCTCCCCCCCGACGAGAAAATAAAAACAAAGTGGTCTATTGTTCCCGAGAAAATGCCCGCACAAGAAAATATATAAGAAGAAATATCAAAAATAACCTTATTATGAGTGTCAACTGCATATATAAGACCGCGCCCCCCGCCGCCCGCGCCCGATTCCGCGCGATCCGTTGAAATTTTTGCCCAGGCTGCACCGACACAGGATGTATAACATCACTCCTTACTGCCAGGACCCCATTTAAGACCCTTGACACGCCCGCTACGGCACTTTCTGCCTGAATTGGCACTAGGGCCCAAGTGCACACGCTACGCGCTACGCATAACGCAGACTGCGTAAATAATTGCGTATAATATATTATATGTAAACCTAATTCGCTAAACGCTTGTTAATCCAATGCTTACGGTAATTGAGAGATAGTGAATAATGCGTAAAATGCACTCAAAGCAGACTAAATATACATTTTCAGCCTGTTTTGTGCTATTAAGCGCAATACAGCAGCGATACTAGGACATTCAAGTCTTAATATGTTTATAGGACTGTACTCAGCGAAACCATTTGTTTCCGTTTAGATATTGAGTAATCGGGAGATGGTGACTATGTTAACCTATGGCGCTTAAGTTAACAAGCGTTGCCTTTTCTTGCGTCTGGAAATCTTTTTTCATAACGGTGGGTTTACATAATGTTGGCGGATTGAAAGAAAGTTCTTGCACCTACTTGCTGGCGTGGCGAACTTGTCAACGTGAATGCACTGCTAAAACCTACAGCTTGCCCTTGGCGTCGGATGCTACCCACTCTCAGTGACGGTGCATTCACAATCCGGCGTCGAGGGCATTTCTGGATCCGCACCCCTTGGCAATGCCTCTTGTTAAGGCTTGCTGCAATAGGGTTTTTTATTCTCATTGCTACTTTAGGGAAATAGCTATGCCACGAGACACACTAGGCCGCTTCTGCACCGTAACAGAGTGTATTAATTGTAGCGCAGAGATTGAAGGTGAATCTTTCACTTACGATGGCGACTCCTATTGTGAAGAGTGCTTTAACGAAAGATTTACAGCTTGTTTTAAATGTGGGAGAACTGCGGAGATAGACGGCGATTACATTTACTGCGGGGATGCTTATTGTGAGGAATGCTTTTTCGATAAATTTATACAATGCCACCATTGTGGGGGCACAGTCCCGGAGAGTGACAGTCTCTATTCAGACCTTGCATGTGAATACTACTGCTCTAATTGTTACACCGAGTGCTTTACCATCTGCGAGGGCTGCGGTGAAGAGTGCTACAGTGATGATATGACCTACAGCGAGGGTCAAAGCGGCTACTACTGTGAAGAGTGCTTTACCGATGATTATATCAAGCCCTGGGATTACAGGCCGGAGTTTAAACTACACGGTGAGGGGCCGCTATATTTTGGCTTTGAATTGGAAATTGAAAATAGGAAGAATGATTGCGAGAATAAGGGAATTGCCGAAGAAATCACTAATAGCGGACTGCCTCTATATTGCAAGGCGGACGGATCGTTAGACGACGGCTTTGAAATAGTCTCATATCCCTTTGACTGGGAATACTATAAAAATCATTTAAAAAAGCAACTTGGGGAAGTCTTTAAACTACGGGAAAGGGGCTTCCGCTCTTACGATACCACAAGCTGCGGGATTCATATTCACCTATCAAAAGATGCCTTTACCAGTTATCATCTATACAAGTTCCTTCGCTTCATTTACGACAACCCGACGTTAATTCACACCATTTCCCAGCGAAAGGGAGAGCACCTTGAGGAATGGGCTAACGTAACGCCAGATAAGCCCAGCGAAATGCCGGAGGGATACCAGAAAAAGATCCTTGGCATGGCGAAGGACAAGCGAGGCAATGTCCACCGATATGTAGCTGTCAACCTACAAAACGATGCGTCCATTGAGGTTAGAATATTCAGAGGCACTTTGGTGGCGGAATCGTTTAATAAAAATCTTGAGTTTTGCCTTGCTGCATTTGAATTTACCTTGTCTGAAAGTGCAGAGCAGCTTTTGGACAGTCGCTTTGTTAAGTATGTGCAAACCAACCAGGAAAGCTATAAAAACTTATATGCTTTCCTGGAACGAAAGGAACTAATCTAGAATGTGCATTGCAATCTATAAACCGGTGGATCAAACACTAACTAAACGCACCTTGCAAACCTGCTGGACCAATAACCCAGACGGTGCGGGATTTATGTATGTTGAGGGGGATAAAATAATAATTATTAAAGAGTTAAGCACCTTTAAGGTGTTCTGGGCTAAGTACCAGCTAGCAATAAAGGGGCCAGCCAAAGGTCGAGAAGTTGTCTTGCACTTTAGAGTTGCTACAAGCGGCAAAATTAACTTTGAAAATTGCCACCCTCATGTAGTAAACGACAAAATGGCATTCTGCCACAATGGTATAATAAATTACAAGATGGCACCCGACAGTGTTGTATCGGACACAATGATATTTAACGATGCTATTCTCAAGGGATTGCCAGGCGGCTTTCTCGACAATCCCGCAACCATTATATTGCTAGAGGACTATATTGCTTACTCTAAAATGGTTTTCTTGTCACTTCCTGAGCAAGTTACAATCCTTAACGAAAAGAAAGGCGAATGGACTAAAGGGATTTGGTTTTCTAACGATGGATATAAACCTATACCCCAAAAGATTTTCAGGCCCACAAAAGTACAAAGCGGCATATCGAACTGGGCAGGTGCCGTAGATCATGCAGAGGAAGTACTAATTCACTCCCGGTGTATAGAGTGCGGGAAAGAATTGGACTTGAAGGACGACGACCAATATGAGATTGGCCTTTGCCCTTCGTGTTTGTTTACGGAGGGATACTATTCCCAACAGGACTGGGATAGCCATTTCTTAGCAAAGTAGATAATCCTTGTATCTGTTTCTGGGCCGTCGTAAACTCCATATGTCACGAGAGCAGATAACCTAACATCCTAAAGGGGGAATGATGAAACTTGACGACATAACCACGAGAGAACAATCGCGGCGTGAGTTTGACCGACAAGTACGCATGGAAGTACACAATGCTATTGAAGGGGGACTAGATAGTGTTACTATCTACTTTGAGGCTCTCGCTGAGGACACAAGTTCTACTGGGCAATATGAAGACGTGACGCTACGTAACCTATACGATTTTGACCAGTAAAGGCAGCCGCAAAGGCCCGGCGATGAAGAAAAAAACGCTAATCCCCTTAAATCCTAGACAGGTGCGTTGCCCTCGATGCTTGCGCCCGGTTGAGGGATGGCCCTTGCTTAGAGTAGACGTGTGTGCTCCTGAGTATTGGAAGGTTTGCATCCGCCAGCCTAGGAATGTCTTAGATAAAATGACTGATAAACTCCGGCTTAAAATCATGCGGGCGCTGGGAGTTAAGTGGCCTAAGAAACACGCAATCCCCACTTATCCCTCTACAATGGCGGCATGGCAAGTAAAAGAGGCTGATTTAATGTACGATCAGATGGGAGAGTAAAATGAGCACTAAAGAATCTTGGGTGTGGCAGCCAGGGTACATTGTGCATGTATTCTGGGGCATTCCTTACGATGCTATTATCCATCATACTTTCGCCATTAAGATTCCGTTCACTCTATAAAGCACTGCCCCACAATCGTAGCAGGTGAATATAGGAAAGGTTCTCGCTTTTTTATTGTAGGCCGCCCCACATACACATACTATAGAATCATCGGCTCTGTCAAAAGAACAATCACATGGTTTTATATCTGAGGGATAATGTGTTTCGTGCATTCTTGGCGTGCGCGGAATAATTAGATGTGTGACTTTATTGTATTTCATCCCGCTATTATCCAGGCCCAGCAGAGAGAGGCGAATATGGCGCTAGCCCAAACCTTCCAATTAACATTGCAATCTATAATTGCCACAATAGAATATAGCGCAAGGATTATTCCCCATATAACCGCCATCGCATCAAGAAACAGGTGCCAGTTCATTGTCGCCTCTTTTCTCTGGCGCGGAGAGTATACCACCATATTGAAAACCATTTCATTTTTGCCTCCTCTCCTCTCCAGCGCGGCGGTCAGCTGACTTAACTTCCGATATGCCGGGGAAGTCCCAACTACGCCTACCAAACTTAGAGCGCCGCCTTTCCTTCCGTCTCTCCCCCTTCCGCCGCTCACCTGTGCCGCCGCAGTCGGGGCAATCTTCCTCCCCTATCAAATCAGGGCGACCCTCTGCGGCTCGTAGTATTTTCTTGGTCCCCTCACACCTCGGGCAGCCGCCCTTGGGCTTTTTCCAGTCCTCTGTCGTGCCACCCGCCAATTCACCCCAGACTTCGGCGTTGTCTTCTAAGGATTTCTCAAGGCTGGCTTGGACTTTCTCTTTTGGCACAACCGCCCCTCTTACGCCCTTGCTGAAGTCATATTCGGGCTTCATGTCTTCCTGCTGTCGTTTATCCATCGTTAACCTCCTCCTGAGCGTTCTTGAAAGTTTCAACAGCCTCCGGGGTTAGGTTTCTTATGTAATCCCCTTTTTTACCATTCAGAAAGCCACATACGTCTAGCCCATCCTCAAGTTCTTCGGTAATTGATACCAGTCATGCACCAGAATCTCATTAAAGTCGTTAATTGCTTTTTTACATCCCTCCATCTTGCCATTCCTCCTTTTCTGGGCTCCAGGTTTTGTCAATCATGCTTCCTCCGGTGGTTTGGGGACCTCAATTAGCCTCCAATGTGTCGGTTCATTAAGCAGACCATCTCGAATATCCCAAGACCCGGCGTTTCTATACTCATTATTTATCCACCTAAAACCAATAGACGGCTCATACCAGAAATCAGCCCACAACCATACATGCAAGCCCATGTCCGGCAACCGATCCTCAATGCTTGTCCACTTCATCAGTTCCGCCTCAGTTAGATGCATCGGGAGCCTCCTCTCTATCTGAAAGGCGGGAGTCCTTCCCCTGTCTGTCTAGGGGTTCTTCATGCCACCAATATCCACACTTGGCACAGGTGCGTAAAATAATATCAGCGATTTCTTTGTATTTTGTTCCAATATTCCAACCACCACACTTGATGCACCTTTTATTCCAGTTGTATTCATCCATCGTTAGCCTCCACTGGTTGTAGTTCATCCCCGACCATAAGGCTCATAAAGTGCTCGCAGTTTTCACTCTCCGGGGGCTGGGGGTCAAAGTAACTTTGCCAGACCGGATCGGGAACCGCCCTATAGCGATAACAGATGTCCTTCAGGGGGCAGTCTTTATTCCGGCATAGAGTAATATCAGGCATCGGGGGGCTCCTTAGAATGGTATTCCTGGTTGTTCTTCCACAAAATTGGGGTCAATATGCTGGTATATCCTGGGTGCCTCTACTGACTCCCTTTCATCCCTATAGGATTTATTCCGCTCGTAAATTATCCTGTCGGCAGTCTCCGCACAGGTCATCCCATGATCCCTAGCATCGTCCTGAATCTCCCGGGTAGGTCTGGTGGGTCTCCAGTGCATCATATATCCGGTTTCATCACCCTGGGCACACTCGCACCGTCCAGCTATATACGTGCTCCATAATCCATTTCGCTCCTGAATCCCCAAAATATAACCGGAAGTACAATAGAAACAATACTCGTCAGGAGTAACGGATGACATTGCTTCCCGGCGCTTATCTGCCGCTCGTTCGTTGATAAACTGCCCCAATAAAATCTTGAGTGTGGCAACGTTAGGGCGGCTTCTGCGCCCACCCTCAGAAATGGGGTGGTTAGAAGAATCCAACACCTTCCGTAGAACCTCCGTGCTCTTAACCTCGTCTGCAAAAATGACTATGTTCTTATATGCGTCAGTCCCAACCTTTACATCATAGTCAGTGCAGAACTTCTGTATAATCAAGTCTTTACTCATTTAAGCGATTGCCCTTCCTCACCGCCTCCCGCGCCTCTCGATCTTCCTTTATAGATTCAAGAAGGGTTTTTTCTTCTGGAAGTTCACCGTCAAAATAACCTTGATTGATCCAGGTGCTCAAGTTTGGGGATACTCCCCGCTGCCATTGCTCAGTTGCTTTGTATGCTTCGAGTTTTTTGGTCCACCCGTCAATCTCAAGCGAATCAATATCAAATTTATTCATAGCCTTATATGCAGCGTCTTTTCCACCTTTGGGGTGAACAGCCCACAAGCGCTCAAACAAAGCCGGGTACTCCCGGCGCACCCTTTTCTTTCTTCTTGGAAGTGTAGGTGCTAATGGAGTGGAAGTGGAGGTGGAGGTGGAGGCTATCGTTTTGCCATCCTGTTTGCTATCTTGTTTGCCACTGGCAATCGCATTGGCAATCGCAGTGCGTTTGCCATATCGCGCCTCGGCTCCCCTTTTCCCAGCCGCACTACGCTTAGCTATGTATTGGTCTCGTTCGATCCTAATCTCTTCCAGCCTTGGATTGCGTCTCCTGCCGTCATTGCCTAGTGGAAATTTAAATTCCAGCGTTCCCCATAAATCACTATCAAATCGAATTGTTTGAATCATCGCTGGATTACTGGGTATTGAGCCTTTTTCCCATTGGTGTATTAGATAGCGGAGATATTTTCCAACTTCTGCATCTGTCATTTCCCCTGTTGATACCATAAAATCGCGGTAGTAAAAAGGGAAATACGGTTCCTTTGACATTTACTTAATTCCCAAAAAGACCCAACCACAGGCACAGGAAGATCGCCAGGAGTAGCAAGTAAGGCCAGGGCTTAGTGCTCATGGCAGTAATTCTTCCTGGGTGGAGGCTTGTCTCTGAGCCTCGAATAACTGTCCTTGCCGTTCCGCTTGGGCTATCCGTTTACAGGCTATGTCAAAGGAATGCTCTTCAATTTCAATTCCGACACTTTGGAATCCCTCAAGCGGCGCTGCGATTAGGGTCGATCCACTGCCCATAAACGGATCAAGTACGATTCCATTGGGTGGAGTAATCAGGCGACAGAGATAACGCATAAGTGCAATGGGTTTTACGGTCGGGTGGTCATTGCCCTTGCCCCGCTCTGCTCTGCTGGCCTTAGCACAATAGAAAAAGCGGGCGGCAGAACCGGAGTCTATGTATTCTGGCGCTTCTTTTCCTCTTGTAAATGGCGTGTTCACAACATCCTGCTGGACTCTATCGGATTTGACCCGTTTACCTGTTGTGCTAGATTGTGGAAACAACCCCATCAC